CTTGCTAATTCTCGTGCAAGTTCATCTGGCTTGTAGTTAGTTAGCCCACTCTCGCTATTAAAAATCCTATCATTCCATGCCTCAAAATAAGTGACATCAACACCATATCTATTTTCCATCACTTCACGCCCCTAATAATATTAGCGAATTTTTCAATAGATTCTCTAAAGGCCATTAATTCCTCACTTTGAAACCCTGACTGTGCATCACTCCAATACATAGCAGCTAATTCGCTTTCATGAATGAATTTCTCAATCTCCTGGATCAAAGCCTCTTTGTCTGCTGAAAGTAACTCTCCTAGTTTTTCATTGATACCAGCAATATTTGCTCTTGCTAATGCCTTCTCATAAGCTTCACTCATCGCTATTCACCCTCTTGGCTTATACGCTGTTTTAATAAAACTATTTCATCTACAGCGACATATAAAGGAACCCACCAGCGATATACTCCATCTGCATTAGGGTCGCGTGATTCTTTATTCAACATATCAACAACATCATCCAGTAACTCAATCTGCTTTTGTTTGAGTTCGGCTTCATGCTCAACAACAAGGTCATGGTTAGCCTTACGCAACATCTTTGCATCAGCAGGAGTACAGCCTTCTGGTATATCGTTAAGACTTATGCTGGTTTCAGCTAAGAGGTATTTCTTACTACCTTTAGTCTCATATTCTTCAGCAATAAACTTTCTAGGTATATTGTAATCAGGAACATAAGATTCAACATATAAAACCTCTGGCATATCTTTACTGTCTGTCATGTTATTCATTGGGTTTGTCCTTTGGTTCATCAATAGTTAGCTCGTTGAGGTAATAATGCCCACACCACTGATTATCAAAACTGACTTCATATTTTCTGGTGTTATTGTCATATGACTCTATAACGCAGGGTCTACCATAAGTAATTGCATTTTTATTACTAACAACTGCGCCCTTATTTATAAACTTACTCACATCCACACCTCATAAATAATCATTGAAAGTAAACCCGTTATCCCTATAGCGCCAATAGCAGCTATGTAAGGGAGTAGGGTACAGTTAATCTCTTGCGCCGGCATCCTTGGAACAGGACCGACGACTTCCCAACTATTCACCACCGGCATGGGCGTCCGGCTCAATCACCTGCGAGGGCTTGGTGTCTCTTTTTCGGCTAAAGCTAATCGCTCTATCCAGGAACCAGCAAAATTTATTATGGCTCGCGTCTCTAGACATGGTGCCGAAATTAACTAAAGCCAGCTCAATCAAATGGCCTGCTGCTTGTTGATCATCTTGGGATAGGGGCATTTGCAAACATCCTCATGGCGTCTTCTGCTTTTTTCTGGGCTTCAGCTTTTTTGCGTCGATTTTTTGATCGGGTTTTTTTTGCTTTATCGGCCGCTTCAGCTAGATTTTTAGCGCGTTTTAAATTGCCGTAAGCAACTCGCGCCGGGCCATCCATCATCGCCTCGTCCCACTCTATAACGCCGTTTGAGGCCTTTGAAACACGATCACGCAACGAGCCAGGCGCAATATCGAGAAGCATGGCCCACTGATCCAAGGTTTTCTCTTCGCCGTTATAAGTGATTGTCATCGGCTGAGATTTTCCAGCACCGTCCCAACCCTTGCCTTTTTTAAATGAGTTTTTCATATTTTAAATACTCCAAAACGAGACTCGGCCTTGGTGGTAATTGCCGCATCCAGCAAGTCCTCACGCGCCGCGTCATTTTTATCTGGATACATGAGCTTTGCAGCATTCTCGACTGCGGACGCCGGGAACTTCATCGCCTTAAGCAAGGACCGTGTTTCGGCATGATCGGCATCGTCAGCAAACCAGTTATCCATTAACAGCTGAGGCGCGTCTGGCGTGGTTATTTTTTTGGTCTGCGTTCGATACCCAACATAGCCCTGCTCAACCGGGAACTTATTGTCGACCGCTTTCGGCTTAAGCGTTTTAATCAAGTCCGCACGAACCGCTTCAAGCGCAGCCAGCTGAGTAGCCAGATCGCCCCCATTACCATTCGCGCAGGACATACAGTCATCACAGGACAATGTATACAGACAAGACAAGCAGCCAGCACCTGGACGAGATTCTCGGGTCGCGTCTGCAGCTTTGCAAGCCTGTAGAATATCTCGCTCCCACAGTTTTATAAGCTCGCGCCCAGCATCATCCATCATGATCACCTTTTCAAATGACTGGCCTGTCCGCAAATTAGTTACTTCAAGCTTAATCGCTGCATAGTCTGGATAATGAAGGTGCGCCATAACAGCCTGACCCTTGCGCTGCAAGGTATCCAGCTCGGATTCATTGGTCGGCCAGGCTGACTTGTAATCACGCACGCAAACAGCGTCAACATTAAAATCCTCGTCTCCCACCGTCTCAAAATAAATAAGATCAGTAATAGCGCGAAAACGACAATTTTCTGCATCATACTCACACGGCACACCAGCGGCCGACATACCAAGGCCTATCTCATAACAAGCATGATCAGGTAGCTCGTTCCATTGAAGCCATTCAAGAGCGATGTCCCTGCCTTCCTGAGCGTGACTGGGAGCCATAGGAGGCTCGTGGCGACCATTATACGAGCGACCCTTAGTAATGAGCTCATCAACCACGGCATGCGCGACCTTGAGCTGCGCTGCTTCAGTTCGGGCCTCTTTTTCACCAATTACCTGGAGCACAGCATGCGCCGCAATACCTGTGTTAAAAAAATCATTATCAGCCGGCGTTTGGTTTTCATAATGCCCAAGGGCAGCCGGACAATTTGAATTAAACATTTTTAAAATAGTAGAGCTGTATTTATTCACGAATCACCCCCAGTGGCTGGCACAGAGATCGACTTCACGTCCTCATACTCCAAGTCCACATCACCGGCCATATCCGGCAGACTGATCGCGGGAGTCTGTGAATTAATCAACGCAATATCACCACGTTGACGCATAAAGAAAGCAACCGGGTCCTCTTCTGGCGAAATATGCACTACAGGGAATTTTGACTTAGCTGAAGGCTTGGTTTGATATTGCAGAGTCAACACAAACGGGAACCCGAACAGCGAATAGGACGTCATACCGAGCTGCCTGGCCGTCTGGTCGATGTACTCAAAAAAGCCAAGTATATTGCCTACCGTATTCCATGAGCCCGTCGTAAACTTAACCAGCGGCGTCGGCAGCGCAACCCCGTCCTGCCAGCGCAGACGAAAGAGAAACTGTGCCCATGGTTTGCATTTTGGTGGCGTGCCCTGACGGTACTCGCATCGCTCATGTGGGCATTTTATTTCCATGAAATCATCAGGGCCGGGACCTTCCCAGCGCGTCGCATGAACGCCGTCACCAACACAAGCCGGGCGTTTATCAGGATGCGCTCCACGCAATACCTGCGCTTTAAGATGGTGCTTAAAACACTCATCTCTCGCGCTGTGCACTAAATTCCCGCGTAATATTTTACGCTTATCCACTGCGGCCGAATTGAATGCTGAAAACCCAGGATGCAAGTGACGAACGCCGCTCTCTTCTCGTGGGTTAACGATATGCCAGCGATCTGTCTCTGTTGGGAATCCGCGCTGCTTATCCTTGACGCCTATCGATACGACAGCGCCTACCGGCTCGCGGCCGTTTAAATCTTTAATGGACATTTGCTTTCCCCTCTTTTATGTGTGATACCCATCTGTCGCACGCCCCATCATATCCCCACGATATAACCGGCGCATGGTGGTATAGATACGAGGCATAAACATGCAAAAGCATCATGTTTTTACTATCGGCATTCATGATGGCGCCTCTTAAATTTCCATCAATAACATATGATAAAAAATGACCAGGCCGGATGCCGTCCTCTAAGTAGCCAGCCAAGCCGTGAACCATGTGATCAGGTATTTTTGAACCCAAAAACACATAATTAGATACATGCTTCACTCTGTCTTCGAAACTCATGACACCCTCCGGTAAACTTCACCATAAACATACTTGATGCCGTCGAAAACAAACCCGTCATTGCAAGCAGAATCGACGGTGATCTCATACGAGGTTTTTTTATTGGAAACCTGCAGGCGCTTAAGCTGCTTGTGTGGATTAAACGCCTTCACCAGTTTAATAGTGACATCAAGCAGACTGTCAGCATTTGCCGCATAGGGTAAATACACACGGTTTAAGCCGTTTTGAAATACAAAAACCTTAATCTTTTTCATTTCCAGCCTCCATCGAAATAGGGTTTTCTAAATAAGCCGTTTCAGATGCATATTCGAGCGCAGGGCGCATCTTGTTTTTAAGCTCACGAACAAACTCAATAGGCGCATCAACCGTAATATGCAGGGTGGCCGAACCAAGGGTCGGATATTCCTGATGATCGATTGATAGCGCGATTTTATGTTGTGACATGTTATACCTCGCAGGTTATTTATAATGTTCCTGCAGCTCTGACAAACAATAATCAGAGCACACAGGGTGGGCATGTGGATGAGCTACCGATATCAATAACGGCGCACGACACATCCAGCAATGCAGATACTGCCCATGCTGGACAGATTCAACGGCAGACGGATGAAACAACTCGTTCCTGCCAGAATTAGGATTTTTAAGGATCACGCCACCGTGAGCATTACGACCGACTACGCGGCAGATTTGGCCCACGTTTTTGATGCGTAGATATTCAGGCATTAGCTGATTACCAGGAAGCGAGAGCTAAAGCACAGATGATGAGCGACACGCAGATGATGCAGATACATGGAGCGATCACAGTGACCAGACAGCCAGTCACAACGTGCATACTTTGCAAGATTGATGGCAGCACGTATACGGTTAGTTTGTTTGATAGGAAAAGTCATTTTTAAACCCTCGCTAATTGATTGATGTAGCAATAATACCGTAATCGGGACAGAGGTCAAGCATTATATTCCCGAAAACGGGATAAACTTCTGGTAATCGGGACAACAGGCAGGCAGTATGTGTCTCAGGAGGTATATAACCCGTGAAGAAAGTAAACTGGAACAACCTGATTAAGCAAATCAGTACATCTGAATATAACGACAAGGACCAGCAAATTTGGACCTATCGTGACATAGCTGCTTATCTTGAGCTGGAAGGCGTTACGCCCTGCAGCAAAACCACTATTGGGCGCCTGGCAACAGATCCCAATGCAAACCCGAAGTTTGATATGGGAATGGCCCTGATCGAACTACACCGTGCAGTAACCACTAAGGAGGCTTAAGCCGTGGATCTACAACTAGACAATGATATGACCCTAAAAAACATCAACAATAGAATTGAGCACCATGGCGACGACCGCGTCACCGCTGTGGATTTGACCGTCGAAGGCATTATTAAAGCAGACTTACTGGACCAGGCGATGCTAGATGGTAACGCCCTGAGCAAAGCATTTTGGACAAAAGACGGTAATCCGAAATATCCGCAACTGGGCGAGCAAACCATCACTATCGTCTACGATGAGCACAAAGCAAAAATCGGCTTATCAGGCTTTGACGACGAGCTACCCATGATTGACCTGGACGACGTCACCATTGATAAAATTAAATTCACACCGATGAATGCCGATATGGCTAAGGTGAAAATGCGGATCCGATGCGAGATAAAAGGCAAGACCATCGGCGAGATGATCGACAAATATTTGGGAGAGTTGATACAGATCAAAACGGAGGCGGTGAACACACCTCTCGAACTCGACGAATAGTCAACCGATCTGGCTGCTTCAGTATTTTTTTATTATCACGCTGAGGCAGCCACATCTCCCTTAATTCCTTCTCATATAGCTCATACAGCTCATCCCTATATTTTTCTGATGCCAAATAGCACCGAATCATGCCTCCACTAATACGAGGCCCGCGCTCCTGCCTATTGCTATTTATTTGATTGTCATCAACAAAAGCATCAGCGGCCTGTAAACAGTCCTGAATGCATTTATTATAATTATCCACGTCACAGCCCTTACGAGCCGGGAAAACCACGGTCCAGAACATCAGCGGCCCATCAAAGCACATCGCGCCCTTGGACCTCGCTGTCAGCCAGAACTGTTCGGTAAACATTTTTTTATATTTTTTGAACTGTGGCGATTTGCCGATGCTTGAGCGTTTTCCCATCTTGACCGTGATATTACAAGCATTTAATGAAGGAGGTAGCGGTGCGTCGAACACCAGGAAATCACACGTATCAGTCATAAGTAATCCCATAAAAAGGACCCAGGCTCCCTGCCAGGTCAATGTCTCACGTTTCCATGGCGAATAATATCCCATGAATGGGACAAAAGCAATGGACAAACGACAGAAACGGGACTAATATTGATTTTGCAGGCTTATGTTGGACTGATCCCCAACGGAGAACGTTACCTCTCGACGCTGCTTGCACCCTTTAACGAGAGCACTATCTAGAGAGTTCAATATGACAACTGAACCTAATAAGACACAATCAATAGCTGGGCACATTAATGAAAAATATGGACTAAGACGGCTTGGATTTATTGTCGTTATGGAGTCACATCACAGAAAATATGGACGCCTACCAATATGCCCAGATGAGCTGAATCGAGTGTGTGAATCACAGCTCAGTATTGACCGATTTTACAAGTATTTGAACTGGTATAAATCGATCGCTAAGCAATGGGGATTACCAATATGAGAGCATGGTTTCCATTCTACCCAGGCGATTACCTGAGAGATACGGCCATGCTCGAACCAGAGGAGCACGGAGTATATTTATTATTGATGTTTGAATACTACTCAACAGGAAAACCAATACCCGATGACAGATTCGCAATTTCCAAGATTTGCCGAATACCTCCACAAAAAGCCCAGAAAAACCTAGAGAAAATCGCTAGGTTTTTCGAAAGAAAAGATGGATTTTTATATCATGACAAAATAGAGCGCGAACTAGCTAAGTCACTGGAGCTGCACGAAAAACTGTCAAAAGCAGGGAAAAAAGGTGGTAAAAAAAGCCAAGCCCAGGCTCAAGCTAGACCACAACCACAACCACAACCACATAAAGATAATAAACATATATGCAACATTCCTGAAAATCAGGATGCTGAAAACAGCACCCCTGAACAAGTAAAAAACAAGCCGAAAAGAACGACGATACCCTACCAGCAAATTATCGATCTTTACCACGAACTACTCCCAGAACTGCCTCGATGTGAAGTCATCACAACGAAGCGTAAAGGACAAATCGGAGCCAGACATCGTGACCTCGATGGCAGCCTCAAAAAATGGAGTAATTTTTTCAAATACATCAGACTTTCAGACTTTCTGATGGGTAAGACACCACCATCACAAGGTCACAAACAATTCAAAGCCAACATCGAGTGGGTGACCAACGAAAGCAACTTTGCAAAAATATCCGAGGAGCAATACCACGATGCCTAATTTTGACGACGAACCAAACCTCAGCAAACCAAAGCAAACCGGGACACTGCCACCGATGAAATCCATCGATGCGCTAGAAATTGAAATAACCAATACCCGACTTGGCGATCGAAGCAAGCACATGCCAGACCTACCAATCAAATCAGCACGCTGGTGGATTGATATGCAGGAACGACCTAACAGAACAGAGCGCCCCATCCAGGTCGGAACAAAAAACGGTACCCGATGGAACACCCCATACACCGACAGGCTTATACAAACCTATCGTGCTTTTATTAAACTTAGTCACGAAGACCAGCAATTAATTATCAGCTGCCATGAGGACGGCGTGTACTGGAGAGGCGACGACATAGAAACCTTCTACCGGGCCGAGCACAGCGTGTACAACGAAACCATGAAAATGCAGGACATGGGCGTCGAAGCATACAAGCGCAAAGTCAGACCCAGCATCAAAGCGGCACTGAAAGGGATCAGCAAAACAGACGTGGAACAACCAGCGGAGGAGAAACAACCTGAACCACTACCCGATGTCCTGCAGGCAGGTCAAACTGAACTTGAACAACAAACAAAACTATATGGGAGCGATAAATGAACAACTCACGACCCAACATCATCAACATGGAAGCAGCAAAGCAACGACAAAAAGACCAGAAGCTACTCCTGGTACTAGCGGGTACCTATGACGAATATCTCCGCTTCAGAGACAGCAGTCGAAGGCGCATGCGTGAAATAAACAACGTTCACGAGCTTTATGGTATGAAAGGGACCGATATTGTCAAAATCGGCTCCTGGTACAACCGTGAGGACGTGGATGAAATCAACCAGGCTATAACAGCCAATAGACTCAATGAGGTGAAACCATGACCCAAGAACAGGACAGTATGCGAAACGATATAAACGATGATAAAACAGCTGAGGTGCCAGATGACGCTCATTTGAGGTGTCAGATCATCCAGCCAGCACCCGGTCAGTTCGCTGTTTTGGTGCAACTTGAAGGAGCGGAAGATCAGGCGTGGATGGTGACGATGAGTGATGTTCTGCAGATGATTCAAAACCCGCCCGGCATTATGGTTCCACAGGCAAAGAAGGCCTCGGACATCGAGCTGCCTCCTGAAAAGAAGATCATCACGAACTAGGACCAGACCATGGATATAGCAAGCAACATCGATGAAGCGAAAGCCAAAATAAAACTAGCCAGGGACATTGCATACCAATCGCCCGAGCTGAACATGAACAACTTCCACATCGACGACGTAGAAAAACTCAATGACGCAATGGTCGAGGTTTTTAATATCTTAGACGAGCTGGACGAATAACCACTGGAGAAACAAAATGACAACGAAATACTACTGCAGCAAACACAGTCTCAACATGGCCGGCTTAGTGTCCAGGGCCTACGGTAGCCACAAGTGCCACTGTGGCAGGACGGCGAAGTTCAAGGCTGTTCAGAAGGATCAGGTCGAGGCGCCACTCGATTATGTGCCGCCCAATCCAGAGCAACCACAAAAGCGAGGCAAGGTGTACACACCTGACCCAGACTACTGGGAGTATCGAAACAAAGACAAAGCATCAGCGGTCAGGGCTACGCTGTACATGGTCGCATTCGCCGGCCTTTGCTATTCGGTGTACCTACTTGCTAACATAGCACCCTGACATGGGCGTGGAGGACCTGGGGCCGGCTAACCCCGAGTCGTCGGTTCGAATCCGGCCCCGTGTCTTTTATTTAACTAACCTAACGAGGTGAAAACTAGCCGTGAACAAATGCCAAGTAACAAACTGCAGAAAAACCACAAGCTACCCAGGCGAGTGGATATGCCCGAAGCACTGGGCCAACATATCACGACACCTACAACTAAAATATATCTTGACGGTAAAGCGATATAAGCGAAACAAAATCAGTAAGAAAACAGTTAAGGCCGTCTGGCAGCGCATGAAGCACTACGCGAACAAGTACTCGAGTCACCAATATCAGGAGAAAACATAGCCATGCAAATCACATCCATGCCGATCGATAGCATCACGCCATACGAGAACAACCCGCGCCTGAACAAAAAGGCAATCAACAAAGTAGCAGGCAGCCTCAAGGAATACGGGTGGCGACAACCCATCGTCGTCGATAAAGACAACATCATCATCGTAGGCCACACCCGCTACGAGGCAGCCAAAAAGCTGAAGCAGAAAGAGGTCCCGGTACACGTAGCCACCGGCCTGACCGACGAACAGGTCAAAGCCTACCGAATAGCAGACAACAGGACCGGGGAAGACGCGGCATGGGATATGGACCTACTGAAGCTCGAAATAACCGGCCTGGATGCAGGCGGCATGGACCTGTCATTAACTGGATTCAGTACGCTCGAAATCGATGAGATGTTCAAGGAAAAGCAGCACCGGAAAACAGACGTGAACGATATACCGTCGATCGAGACAATTATCACCACACAACCAGGTGACATGTGGCAGCTTGGCGACCACGTTCTGATCTGCGGAGACAGCACCAAAAGAGACACCTACGACAGCCTGATGGGTAAGCAGAAGGCAGACATGGTGTGGACCGACCCGCCATACAACATCAACTACGAATCAGCCGACGGCAAATCGATCATGAACGACCACATGCCGGACGAGGTGTTCAAAAACTTTTTAAACCATGCGTTTAATGCTTGCCTACAAAGCACCAAAAAAGGTGGTGCCATCTACATCGCGCACGCAGACACTGAGGGCACCAATTTCAGGCAGGCCATGGTTGAGTCAGGCTGGGCGCTGAAACAATGCCTGATCTGGGTAAAAGATCACTTCACCCTCGGTTGTCAAGACTACCAATGGCAGCACGAACCAATCCTGTACGGATGGAAACCCGGCGGCCCACACAAATGGCATGGGACATTTTGTCACACCACGGTACAGGACGGCATGAAGGACTTACTTGAGTCAATGGAAAAAGACGAATTACTCAAAATGCTGCAAGCCATATACCGTGACGAATCAACCATTATTCGCATCGACAAACCGAAAAAGTCAGCCGAACACCCAACGATGAAGCCGGTCGCGCTCATGATCAAACTGATCAAAAACAGCTCGGCCAGGAATAACATCGTACTGGAACCATTCGGTGGGAGCGGATCCACCCTCATGGCTTGCGAGGATACCGGTCGCCGCTGTCGATGCATCGAGCTGGACCCAAAATACTGCGACGTGATAATCAGGCGCTGGCAGGATTACACGGGAGAGTATGCTACCATGAAAGGCACAGGTGAGTACTTCAACAAGCGAGCCGATAATGAGTGATAAGCCAAAACCACCACCCAGGCGAAAAGAAAAGCCGCCTATAGACCCCAGCATGGTCAAAACGCTGATCGTGTCCGGGTTCACTCTCGAGCAGATATCGGTCCAGATGGGTAAGGCCAAAAACTACCTAACGCAGCAAAGGCATAAAAACCCAGAGCTGGCAGCCGTCATCGACGAAGCGAAGGACGAGGCACAAACAGCGCCAAATTATGAGCTCATCGAAACACTATCAGGCCAGGGATGTACAGAGGAACAGATATCAGCGGCTCTGGGATACGGGGCGCAATACCTGACCAAACGCAAACCCAAAGACCCCGAGCTGGCTGAGGCATTCGTGCGCGGCAACGCAAAAGGCATCGCAGCCATGACCGGGAAGCTATACAGTGAAGGCATGAGCGGCAGCCTTGGCGCGATCATCTTCTACCTGAAAAACAAAGCCGGCTGGAAAGACAAAGTCGACATGGAAGCTGCTATCAATAATTTCTACATGGAAGGCCGCGCAGAATCACAGGATATAAACACATGGCAGCAGCAGTTCACGCCCAAACTACCCAGCCAAACGAAGCAATAACATGGCGACCACAGCCTGGTCCACAGGAGGCATTGCTTGCACTGCCGGCGGCAATAGACGAGGTCTTGTTTGGTGGTGCGCGAGGCGGCGGGAAAACCGACGGGATGTTCGGCGAGTGGGGGCAGCACTCAGCCAGGCATGGAAAGGACGCGATTGGCGTTTTCTTCCGAAAAACCATGACCCAGCTCGACGAAGCCATCGAACGTGCAAAAGCTATATTTCTGCCACTAGGCGCAGTTTATCGAGAGCAAAAGAAAACACTCATGATGCCAGGCGGCGGCCGCCTCAAGTTTAGACAGCTTGAAAAGGACAGTGACGCTGAGAAATACCAAGGACACAACTATACCCGCGTATACCTTGAAGAACTAACCAACTGGGCAAGCCCTGCGCCCATCAACAAACTACGCGCAACACTTCGATCAGCTACCGGCGTGCCCTGCAAACTAATGGCAACAGCAAACCCAGGCGGTCCAGGCCATACGTGGGTGAAAGCCAGATACATCGACCCAAATCCAAACGGTTATCAGCCAGTAACTGAGGAACTCACCGTCGAGGCATGGGACCCACAAGCCGGCGAATTCACAGAAATCACAGTCAAATCGATCAGAGTTTTTATTCCATCGAAGCTATCAGACAACAAAAAGCTAATGACCAACGACCCGACCTACGTTGCCAAACTAAGGCAGTCCGGCTCTGAGTCGCTGGTCCGAGCATGGCTAATGGGCGACTGGGACGTGGTCGAGGGCGCCTACTTCGACAACTGGGACGCACAGAAACATGTTGTTCCGCCATTTGAAATACCACCGCACATCGAGGTAATAGGCAGCTTTGACTGGGGTAGCGCGAAACCGTTTAGCTTCGGCCTGTGGGCTGTAATGGACGGCACAGTAAAGCATCCACTGCTGCCGTTTTATTTTCCACGAGGGGCAATGGTTCGAATAGGCGAATGGTACGGCATCAAATACGACGCGAGCGGTAATTTTATCCCCAACACCGGCCTTAAGCTAAAAGCAGGGGACGTGGGGCTCGGCATCGTGGAGCGCTTCGGCGCATATCTTGACGTATACGCAGACCCGGCGGTATTTATCGAGGACGGCGGACCATCACTGGCTGAGGACATGTGGGCGGGATCCGGCAAAAAGATCAACTTCCTCAGAGCAGACAATAAGCGCATACCGGGATGGAATCAGATAAGAGCAAGACTAGACGGCGATGCAGACGGGCAGCCAATGGTCTATGTTTTCAGTACGTGCCAGCATATTATTCGCACACTCCCGGCCATGCAACACGACGAACGGCACCCAGAGGATATCGACACTACATCTGAGGACCACGCACCGGACGAAATGCGATACGGCATGATGAGCCGACCGTATGTGCGCGACTTACCAGAGGAAACCAGACCCATCAACAGCATCCACGACATGACACTGAACGACCTGTGGGATAATATGGCATCATCAAAAAAAGGCAACCACCGACGAATATAACGGGACACGACCATGGCAGAAGACCAAAGCACTGAACAAGTAGAAGAAATAGCCGATTTCGGATTCGGAGGCGCTGCCGAAGTTAAGCGCTGGAATGCTGAGCTAAATCTGGCAGCAAAGAACGACAAGGACTGGATCAAGCGCGGCGACAAAGTCATGAAGCGCTATCGTGACGAGCGAACAGTGGCCGACGAAAACGATATGAAATTCAATGTCCTGTGGTCCAACACGCAAACGCTTATCCCTGCCCTGTATATGCACACCCCGAAACCACAGGTATCGCGTCGATTTAAAGACAAGAATCCGATAGCGCGAGAGGTAGCCCGAGTACTGGAGCGTGCCACAGCCTACTCGGTAGACTCAGACACATGTGATTTTGATGACTTAATGGAATCGGCTGTGGAAGAATATCAACTACCAGGACGCGCCGTCACCCGGATCGTATACAAGCCCTACATGGTCGACAAGCGAGTGCCTGTTCAGCCCATCAGCTACGAAACAACCTATGAACCGAACTACGAAACCCCTGAAAACCCAACACCTGTCCAGGGCAAAGCCATCTATCCAGAAGGCACTGAGATAGACGATATAACCGGCAAAGGCTATGAAATGATCAGAGCCGTGGATTACGAGGAGGCCTATGGCGTCCATGTATTCTGGAAGGATTTTCGTATGGGCAAGGCACGCAGCTGGAAGCAGGTACCATGGGTAGCGTTTCGCTCATACCTGAGCAGAAAGGAATTACATGACCGATTCGACAGTCAGCTCGGTAAAGACGAAGTCAAACGCATACCGCTAAAGCACCGACCCGACACCATGGGCAGCGAGCAGCAAGCTGAGGATGACGGCGCGGTTTTACTTAAAAAAGCCATGGTATGGGAAATCTGGGACCGCATTGACAAAAAGGTTATCTGGATATGTCCTGACTGGAACGAAACACCGCTGGACAAAGATGAGCCACATCTAAACCTGCACGGGTTTTTCCCCTGCACTCCGCCGCTGATTATGACCAAAACAACCGGCACCATGACCCCCGTGCCAGAATATATCCAGTATCAGGACCAGGCGAAAGAGCTGGACGAGCTAACCACCCGCATTAATTTACTGGTCGACGCCATCCGCGTAACAGGCGTTTATGACCAGAACGCATCCGGCGTGGAAAAAATACTTACCTCGGCCAGCGAAAACAAACTATATGCGATATCAAACTATGCAAGCTTTCAGGACAAGGGAGGCATACAAGGCGCAATAAGCTGGCTACCGCTGGAAAACATCATAGTGGCGCTGCGTGAAATGTACTTAGCACGCGACAAAATCAAGCAGGACCTATACGAGATCACCGGTATAGCCGATATTATTCGCGGCGCATCCAACCCGAACGAGACGGCAGCAGCTCAAAAAATCAAGGGACGCTTTGCATCTATGCGCTTGAGCAAAAAGCAGAAGCTGGTAGCTAAACACGCAAAGCATGTCGTGTCTTTGATAGCAGAAGTTATCGCCGAGCATTTCAGTCAGGAAACCATGCAGAAAATCACCGGCCTTGATGTCAGCGATGAAATGATGGACATCATGCAAAACGACAGCATGCGGACATTTATGGTGGATATCGAAACAGACAGCACTATTGCCATGGACGAGCAGGAAGAAAAACAAAACGCTAATGAATTCTTACGATCAAGCGCTGAATTCCTAACCGCATCAATGCAGATCAGCCAAGGTCAGCCGCTTCTGGTACCACTACTGGGTGAGATGATGATGTTCGGCATTAGACGATACCGTGCAGGGCGTGACCTTGAGGAGTCGTTCGAGAAAACACTGGGCGACATCAAGAAGAAAATGGCAGCAGACGCCGATAAGGCCAAAAACCAGCCGCCACAACCTACGCCTGAAGAAAAGAAAGCGCAGGTCGATATGAAAATAAAGTCCGATGAGCATGCTCAGGATATGGACTTTAAACAGCAGGAGCACGGCCAGGACATGAAACAAAAACAGGAATCGCATATTATTGATATGCAAACGAAGGTGACGAGGTAGCCATGACTAGAGAAACGCTAAGGCAAGACAAAGAAACCGGCAAATGGATAGACAAGGCCGCCTGGCATGAAAAATACGGCCCAGACGACGTGGTGCGAAAAACAGCCGGGAATTACATCCCGGATATAGATCCATACATATCGCCACTGGACGGGCAGCCAGTCAACACCAGGCCCGAGCACAATCGCAAACTGCGAGAACATGGCTGCGTCGAAGTGGGTACAGAGAACATCGAATCAGCAAAAGCTCAACTACCCAAAAAAGACGACGGAACAAAGGCCGTCAAGCAGGCCGTTATCGACGCCTACAACCAGTCAGGGGCGAGCTGACATGCCAAAAACAATGCCAGATATGGAAGCATTACTCGGTGCGTCTGAGCAAATGCTAATGGACGACATAGGCAATCAGGCCGTTAAAAAACTGATGTACCCAGACGAGAATCAGGCATTCGGTCCAAATATTCCATGGCTGGCAGACATAGCAGACCCCATGGTCGACTATGTTCACAAGCCAATAAATCAAACCGGCATCCCCGGAATGCTAATGCCGCAATTCATACCTGAAGCACTAAGCAATATTGCATGGGGTAAACCTACATTTGATCCAATATCGTCAACTCCAGAGGAACACGAGTGGCGAACATCACCTATCGGCGAAAAGCTAGACGATGCATTCAGGGTGATGGAAGGCATGCCGGTAGCCGGTAAGATGGCAGCTATGACAGGCGCAGGTATTGCGGGATTAATTCCGCTGATGAACCGCGCACCGAAAGGCCCGGCCATGATGCCAACCAAGCTAATGCGGGCCATGAACGGCAATGATAGCGTCGTAATGAAAAGCTTTAACGATGCAAACCTACCGACCATGCTGCAGAACCAAGCAGACGACGTGATCGCAGTGGGACCGCATGATGTAACTAAAATGCCTTCATTCCTGCAGAAGCAAGCCGGCATGGCAGGCGGATGGCACGGCAGTCCGCATAAAATTGATAAATTCAAAATGAACCATATTGGTTCGGGCGAGGGTGCGCAAGCATATGGCCATGGGCTTTATTTTGCACAAAAGAAGGATGTGGCGAAAAGTTATGCGCCCAGGGATTTCGACTACGAAGATGAGGTGATGAATCTTTACAAAGGAGCTGAGGCACGAAACGACACTGGAAAAATGGAGCTGTACGAGCGAGCGCTAATGCACGAAGATGCCGACGATATACTTGATTTTTACACCAAAAAGAACGGATACGACAGCGATATGATAAAGAAAGCCAAAGAAGTGGCTCATACACTAGACAAGATAGACTCGAAATCTAGTTTTATGTATAAAGTCGATATACCAGACGAGCACGTCAATAATTTTCTTGACTGGGATGCGCCATTGAGTGAGCAGCCTGACAGCGTTAGAAAACCCATGATAAAAGCAATTCAAGAATTAAGGCCGGATCTAGCTGAGTATCACAGGCTTTCGAAAGGCATGGATGAAGCAGCAAAGTCAAAGCTTAGGAAGAAATTGAATATAAATATATTTGACGCGTTAGAAAATGGCGGCGCATTGTATGAAGCGTTAGGCGACCCGAAAACAGCATCGCAAAAACTTAACGCTCTAGGCATTAAGGGCACAAAGTATTTTGACCAAGGCAGTCGCGATATTGGTGAAGGTACTCGAAATTTTGTGGTTTTTGATGAGGACATTATCGAGATCCTTAACAGGAGATAGAATTCAGTCTGATTCGCGTGCTACCCTGTTATAACCCAAATCCGGGAAACAACTAGGAGTAGCGATTGTGAGCAATCAGCCAGCCACTGAACCAGCCGATCTAGAAAACGATCAAGACGAAAACCAAAACGATAGCCTGCGCGACATTATCGAGGCGTCATTCGACGCAGCCGAAGCAACCAGCGACGACGACACCACCTCAATCGATGAATCGCAAGACACAGCAGGCGATGACGACGAAGTCATAACCCAGGACGATCTAACCTCGGGAGACGAAGCAGCCGCCGCCGCAGAGGCCGAAAAAACAGACCTGACCTCTGATCTTGAGGCCTCAGATGAAGACGAAAAACAGGAAATAGAAGACAAAATCGACTACCCAGAGCACTGGGACAAAACCACAAAGGAAAGCTTTGATGGACTGCCAAAGGATCAGCAGCAATTTGTTGTTGGACGCATTAAGGACATGGAAGCCGACTACACTCGAAAGCGTCAGGCCGATACAGACTTCCGTCGATCATACGAGCCTATCGATCAGATCATGACGCCATTTAAGCAGGACCTGCAAAAAGCTGGTATCAACGAATCAGAGTTAATCCGTCGCTGGGCCGTGGCAGAAAATCACCTGAACACAAACCCTCACCAGGCAATCAAGCAAATTGCCACCCATTACGGCGTGGACCTGACGCAACTAGCCTACGGCGGAGAGCACTTTGAAACGACGCCTCAAACGGATCCGGTCGTGCAAAACTTGCAAACTCAGGTGGGTGAGCTACAAAACACCATAAGCACACAGCAAAGCAACGACAACCTAAAAACGATCGAATCGTTTGCGGCAGAAACGGATGAGTCAGGCACAAAGAAGCATCCCTATTTTGACGACGTGGTTGAAGATGTTATGCTTGAGCTACAAATTGACCGACAGCAGGGAAAACAGTCGGACTTAGGCACGTTATACGAACGTGCATGCTATCGGAACACATCCGTAAGGCAGAAACTCATCGAGGCCCAGCAAAAAGCAGCCACCGATGAGTCAAAGGCAGCAGCAAAAGAGGCTGCCGATAAAGCCAACGCGAATGCCAGACTGAAAGCCGAGCAGGCTAAGAAAGCCGGGAAAAGTGTAGTGGGTGACCCAGGTGGTGCCGCGCAAGCGAAAAAACAACATGAAAGCATTCGCAGCGCAGTAGAAGACGCCTGGAGCGCAAACAATTAATAACCTTTAATCGGAGATTCAGATATGGCAAGCCCTAATATCTCAGAAATCCTGACAACGACTCTTGAGTCAAGATCAGGTGCGCTGGCGGACAACGTAAGCGAAAACAATGCGATCCTTCGCCGTTTGAAAGAAAAAGGCAAGGTACGTCCTGTTGGCGGCGGTACCAGCATCTATCAAGAACTGGAATACGCAGAAAACTCAACGTACAAACGCTACAGCGGATACGAAACTCTGGACATCAGTCCATCAGACGTATTTTCAGCAGCTGAGTACAACTGGAAGCAAGCAGCCGTGGCAGTAACCTGCTCAGGCCTTGAAATGCTACAGAACAGCGGCAAGGAACGTGTTATCGATTTAATCGAATCGCGCGTATCAAACGCCGAGCGCACAATGCAGAATAACATCGCTGCAGACATGTACTCAGACGGCACGGCCGATGGTGGTAAGCAAATCGGTGGCCTACAGTCGCTAATTGCAGACGATCCAACGACAGGCACCGTGGGTGGCATTAACCGTGCTAATTACGCTTTCTGGCGCAGCCAAATGTTTGACGCAACCACTACAGGTGGCGCAGCGGCAACAGCGGCGAATATCCAGGGCTACATGAACACAATGTGGTTAAACACTTCACGCGGCACTGACCACTCGGATCTAATCCTTGCGGACAATGCGTACTTCAATCTCTACTGGCAGTCACTGCAGGCCATTCAGCGTATCACTAGCGAAAGCCAGGGCGAAGCTGGATTCATGACATTGAAATACATGGGCGCTGACGTGGTATTTGATGGTGGTTACAACGGCGCATGCCCAACTAACCACATGTACTTTTTGAACACGGATTATATCCACTTCCGTCCGCATTCAGATCGTAACTTCACGCCACTAGATCCAGATCGCTTTGCAACCAATCAGGATGCAGTAGTTAAGCTGATCGGTTTCGCTGGCAATATGACAATGTCTAATGCATTTTTGCAGGGCATTCTGAAAGACTAAACCTGGCTGAATCTTATCGAGGCGAAAGCCTTGGTAAGGCCAATTAACTAACTGGAGCAATTAAAATGTATCAATTAATCGGTATTGACCCAGCTCTGGCAGCGAACAGCGTTCCTCAGTTCACGCCAGGCACACACGGCATCGACAACGATGGCAAAATCTACAAGTACATGATGTACGACGAAGCAACTGCGGCTGTGGCCGGCGTAGCAGGTGAGGTGGCGTACTACGTCGCAGACACTGGATACGGCGCACACACAGTAACGTCTGACCTATCGGATTCGTCCGAAAATGGCGCAGGCGTACTGCAAGTGGCAATGTCTGATAACGAGTATGCGTGGTTTCAAATCAAAGGCGCTGCAACCCTGTCAATCGCATTAACTGCAGGCGGTGATGGTGACAACCTCACTCCAACCGGCGCAGGCGATGGATCGCTGGACCTGAATACAGCAGTAACAGATCACCTCTGTGCATTTGCTGTAGACGCAACAGCGAACGAAATCTGCTGCGACTTCCCTTGGTAGGGTAAAAGCAGTTAGACTCTAAAAAGGCGATAGCTTAACGGCCGTCGCCTTTTTTTACCCTCAAACTAACGCGAGAAAATTAACATGGAAAACTCTAGCCAAAGCATACTCCCAGACAACACTCAAGAAGGATACGTCGACCCAGTCGTGCAGCAACCTAACCAGGCATACGCCCCTGCACAACAGCAGGCCCCACAATCAACCATGCAGCAAAACATGGCAATAGCATCACAACAGGCAAAAGAAACAGGCATCATTCCTGAATTTAAAATCAGAGCGGTCAAGAACGAATTTAAGTCGACACAGGAAGGCCGCCCGATATATGACGATATTGAATGGATCACCATTCGCGTGGCAGGTGATAGAAACAGCGAAATATCACGCAAAGTCAGCGCAGAGGACAAGGTCCGCTTTGCAGCTTACTATCAGGCATTTCAGGCAGGCGAGCGCGTCGCACAAACAGGCACGCCCCTAGAGCAATGGCCGACAATATCACGCAGCCAGGTGGCAGAACTAAAGCACCTGAATATTTTCACTGTTGAGGCGCTGGCCCAGATATCCGATCAAGGAATATCTAACATTGGCATGGGTGGACGTGAAATGGTCGTAAAAGCCAAGGCATATCTTGAGGCCGCAAAAGAAACAGCGATACCTCAGCACCTGGCAGCCGACAACCAGCGTATGCAAAACGAAATGGACGACCTGAAGCGCCAAATCTCTGAAATAGGCCACGCTACAGCGGATTACAGCGAGCTCAAAGCACAGATCGAACAGCTAACGCTATCCAATACCAGTCTAGAGACGCAGGTGTCTACGTTACAAATGGAAAATGCTGCGCTACAATCGCAAGCAGCAACGAAAAAACCAGCCCCTAAGAAAAAGGCAGCGCCTAAGAAAAAGGCGTCGCCTAAACCTCAATCCGAATAGGAGATAACCGATGGCCGACAACCTGCTAAAAATATGCCAAAACGTAGCAGATAAACTGCAGATTGACCGGCCCTCGGCAATCCTAACCTCGACAGATGACACAGCGAGACTGCTGCTTCAATGCGCCAAGCATGAATGCGAAGCACTGGTCCGACGAAACGAGGATGGATGGAAGGCGCTGATTCGAGAGCACACCTTCACCACAGTCGCATCAACAGCCAGCTATGATCTACCAAGTGATTTTAAGTATTTTGTCGATGAAACCATGTGGGACCGCTCCAATTACTGGGAGCTACGTGGACCGCTCAGCCAGAAAGAATGGCAGAACGTTAAATCATCAGTGCTCGGTCAATCAGTCACCCCGCGAAGCCGATTCCAAATCCGATCAGATGCAGCAGCAACAAACCCGTCAGTCAAATTTTTTATGGACCCAACCCCGACGGAAGCCTGGGACATTGTGTTTGAATATGTCTCAGACGGATACGCGATCGATGTAGCAGACGGATCCGTGGTCAACAGCTGGACCAAAGACACCGACACGCCAATGCTTGACCAATACCTGATCGAACTCGGCATAACATGGCGATACCTGTCCAGGAAAGGCCTGCCCTACGAGGAAGAGTGGGACGAATGGAATAACGCTGTTGAAACCGCGATGGGGCGAGATGGTGGTGCGAGAACACTAAGCCTGACGCGCAAATCACGCAACGGCCTGCTAACGACCTGTAATGTACCAGATACTGGATTCGGACAATGATCAGCAAGCTAGAGCGTCGACGCAGGAAGGGAGCCCGTCGCCATCAGATGACCATGCCGCAGGAGGTGCCTGCGCCATACGGCGGACTAAACACCCGAGACGCACTAAATGCCATGCCCCCAACTGATGCCGTTAAACTAGACAACTGGTTTCCATCAGAAGGCAAGGTTTCGGTCAGATCAGGCTACACAGAGACACACGACACAGGCGAAAACGGCTCAGATATTGAATTTATGATGGAATTCAGGGCCGGCGTGTATCAACAACTTATTGTTGGCGTGAACAACAGCCTGCACGAAGCATCCTATACGTCCGAAGGCACGGCAGATGGCGACACACTGAACCACTTAATCGACAGCACAGCGGACTTTGTAACCGATGGCGTTACAACCGACAGTATCGCTATTAACACCACAGACAGCACATACGCCAACGTGACCGGCGTTTTAGCGGCCGATCTGACTCTGGATGCGGATAATTTCCCAGACGGCGACGAAAACTACAAAATCACCACGCCAATCGGGACCAGCTACAGCTCAAACCGCTGGATGGCCGTCAATTTCAACGGCGTTATGCCTTTGGTTAACGGCGCCGATGCCCCGCAGCAATGGGATGGATCAGCCATATCAGCCCCTAGCTGGACCGGTATCGCAGACGCCAGTACCTTGTCCGGCGTGGCCGTGCACAAATTCCGCCTCTATTTCTGGACAGGTATTGACCAATCGTTTTGGTATGCCGCGCCAAATGCAGTATCAGGCACCCTGACAGAATTTGATTTGTCCCGCGTAACTGGTCTAGGTGGAAACTTGATAAATGTCAAATCATGGACCATCGACAGCGGATCCGGTCCAGACGATTTTATATGTTTGATTTTCAGCAGTGGTGAGGTGGTAGTGTACCAAGGCGATGACCCAGGCACCGCAGCATCATGGAGCATCGTGGGCGTCTACAGCCTGCCAGAACCGCTGGGCGGCAAACGCTGCTGTGTAAAGCTAGGCGGCGACCTAAAGGTAATTACAAACAGCGACATCGTATCCATGACACAAACCGTGCAGCTAGGATACGAGAAGATGCCGAGAACCAAAATAACCGGTGCATTAAGCCAGGCTGCCACCATCCACGGCTCGTCTTTTGGCTGGGAAGTAACAGTCGGCCCGAAAGGCAAAACACTGACCATCAATCAGCCGGACTACAACCAAACCTATAATCAGCTGGTTATGAACACCGTGACAGGTGCGTGGTGCCGATACACAGGCATTGCAACCAAGGCATGGAACCGTTTTAACGGCGTGGCTGTATTTGGCGGGCTGGACGGTAAAGTCTACCAAATGACCGGGAATATCGACGCCACAGCCGCTATCACCGCTGATGCCCTGCAGGCATGGAGTGCGCTCAATATGCCTTTTGACAAACTGGCCCAACAAGCCCGTCCTGTTATCACGGCGCAAGGCTCCATCAGCTACGGTCTGGCGTTAGGTTTTGACTTTGAAGACGTTGAAGCGCCAACACCCGAGGCAGCTGCCAGCTCTGGATCACCATTTGATTCGTCTCCCTGGGATACCAGTCCATGGTCAACTGAAGGCCTTGTCTTTAAGTCATGGCGATCAGTATCGGGGCAAGGTCAGTACCTATCAGCAAGCCTTACTGTCAACGCAAAACAGGAAATATCATGGCTGAAAACCGACTACAGAGTGACACCGATCAAGAACACATAAGCATTACATGGTGCTACAGCGAACTTATGTGGCACTGGCATTGCTTGAAAACGGGCCAAAAATACAATAAAAACCCGGCAGTGAAGTGTGCCGGTATCCTGAAAAATGGTGAAATCATCGGCTCAGTGATCTATCATAGGTTTAGGTGGCCGGACATTGAGATTGGAATCGAGACGACAGACCCTGCTTGGTGCAACCGGCGCATCCTGAAAGAAATATTTGAATACCCGCTAAACACACTCAACTGCAAGCGGGTAACAGCGACAACAGACCCATCCAACCCGGAGGTCTGCCAATTTTTAAAACGACTAGGTTTCGTTGAAGAGGGCAGACTACGCGACGCACTGCCCCACGGCGATCTCCTAATACTTGGAATAAAACGCGACGAATGTCGCTGGGTGAAATAGCATGGGCGGCATAGTAGACGCAGTATTCGGAAGTGAGCCAAGCGCTCCAGATCCAACACAAACATCAGAAGCACAAATGGACATCAATCGCGATGCCCTGTACACATCGTCCAATATAAATGCGATGGACCAGTTCGGCCCGGGTTTTAATGTCTCTTACAGCGGAACACCAGAAAATAGATCAGTAAACTACAGCCTAACAGGTGATCGGCAGCGACTTGCCGACATGATGAATCAAGGCTCTATTGACTCTATTTATCAAATGAATCAATACCAGCCCGCCAACTCCGCAGAATACGGACAAAAAGCATCCGACGCAGCATATGAAGCGCTTGCAAGCAGGCTGGGTAACTTCCAGGATAAGCGGTTCGATCGCACTGAAAACATGCTCACACAGCGAGGCCTGCCAGACACGGGCGAAGCATTCGGCAATGAGATGGATGATCTGATGCGACTGGAAACAGACGAGCAGTTACAAATCGCCGCAGCAGCAGACAAGATCGGCATGGACAAAGCAAATCAAATGTTCGGACAAGACCAGATGCAACAGCAGAACCTGCGACAGCAACTAGCTCAAATGATGGGATTGAATCCCGAAAATACAGTCCAAATGCCAGGGCAGCCCGGCCTGCAGATGAGTCCGGCCGATCTAATGGGCGCAGAAAACAACGCATACAATGCCGAAATGAGTAGCTACAATGCAGGCATCGGCGGCCTGTCTAATCTCGGCGGGTCCGCCATGATGGCCTATGCATTATCAAATCCAGCATTTAAAGAAGACCACCGCGAAGTAGGCGACATCCTGCCCCGCATTGACCTGCTTGATGTGATGGCGTGGAAATACAAACACGGCTTTGCTGACGGCGGTAGCGCAGGGTTTCACATCGGTCCATACGCGGACCAGTTCAAGCAGTTATTCGGCATAGGTGACGGCGTCACAATCAACATGATGGACGCAGTGGGCATTCTGTTTAAAGCTGTAAAAGAGCTGAATTATAAAATCCACCAAATTAATCCAGAGGTGTCGTAATGACCAGTGTATTAAATCCAGTAACAATGGTTAGTGATCTAGTTAACCCCGTTTTTGTGCTAAACGCTGTTGTATATGAGGCGAGTTCATTCGGCGCAAAAGGTGACGGCGTAACAGACGACACGGTAGCCATTCAGAGAGCAATTGACGCGGCAGCATCAGGCGGCGGCGGCACTGTTTTGCTAAAGTCTGGCACCTTTGTCGTATTAAGTCAGCTAACGCTCGCATCCGGCGTCAAGGTAAGAGGGCAAGGCTGGGAAACATCAACCGCAACAAATTTAGTCGGCGGAACTATTATGCAGGGTGACGGCACAGATAGTTGTTTTGTTCATGAGCCTACAGATACAACTGCACCAATTAACCCGGCTGAGATGTACGCAGAGTCGATCTATGGGGCTGGTGTGCTTGATATGGCTTTTGATAATTTTGTAACACCCATTAAAGTGGGCGCAAATCAAGCATCAGGCTGTTTTTATTCAGAGTTCAGGAATTTATTTACTACTAACTGCACAGGGTGGGGGTTCTATTTTGAAAACTGCTCATTAAGTAATTTCACTGATTTAACTGTTAGAAACATGGCCTCCGGTGCGACAGGTGGCATGATGTTTCGCGCTTCGCATGATGTATATAATCATGGAAACAGCTCATTCCGTTATTTGTTTGCAGAGCCAGTAGAAGACCTGACGCGGGGCATTGTTTTTCAGTCACGGGTAGGCGCGACATTTAACGATAACAATATTTTTCATATTCAATGCAATGCAGGCGGTACATTCCATTCAGCTACAACAACAACAGACGGCACAGCTGATATTGTTGTACAAGCAGGTCAAGGGCAATTCTTCCCTATCGACATGCCTTTATCTGTTACAGCGTCCGTAAACGGCTTAGTCACATTGCAAACTTACTTTGTAGTTGCTAACGATGATGCGGATACAATACAAATAGCGCACTTACAGGGCGACACTGCCAACGCATTGACGCCTACAGCAGGAACCCCAACAATAATCACTCATGGGTTTCCTGGTGTTGAGGCCTGCGGTTATGGCCCAACAAACACAGGCGGCGTAATACAGCCCACAGTAATGACAGGAATCGATATTGAAGGCGCAATGACATGTGGCATGTTATGGCAGAATGCGCGAGTTATTGCGGACTTCAGCTTGTGCCCAAGCGATCAAGGCGTTACAAGTGGCGAGGCGTGTTGTTCGTCGGTAGTCTTTAGGGGGGACGCTGTAGGAACATATAGATCATTAAGCACGTTTTTTGCCGTTGATATCCAGGAGCATTACAAGGCGCTTTATAATTTAGGAACAAAGATTAATGCAAGCCTTTACCCTAGCGCAATAGTCCAAGCTGCTCCTATAGGCATGTACTATGATGGCGGCGCGTCTCAATCTTATCTGACTTTAGCTGGCAATTTAATGGGCGGCAATTACTCATTAAAGACAATCACAGCACAAAGCGGCTCATTCATTTATCCAAATCAAACACTGGGCCAAAGATGTACTGACAGAAGCAATACAAGCACACCATATAACCTAACTTGGTTTAGTGCAGGCGCGATAGTTTACACAGGCGGAACAGCAGTCACGTGGAACTTGCCCACATTAACCGATGGCGATGGCGGAACTGGAACAAGTTCAACTGGTATACCTTTTGAAATTTGCAACGGGTCAGCGGCTGGAAACTTAACACTTGCCGCCAATACAGGCGACAACTTTAATAATCAAGCAGCCAAAACAGCTATTGTGCTTGCTCCAGGCGACACGGTTAAAGTTAGGGCGCAATACAACGGAACTGTTTGTTTTTGGCAAGTTATTAGTTTTGTTGACCATAGTACGCTGCCATAATGACATATACAGGCGAACCAATGCAGCTACTCAAGCAGCCAGATCAGCGTATGCAACTGGCAAACATGCTCTCGCAACAACAAAACGCTCCCTTTCAGAACATCAATGACATAGTGAAAAACATGGCGTTCAAGCAGGGCATGACGAATAAGAACCTGGGTGACTGGGGACTTAATAACGATTTCGGACCACAGGGCATACCAGTGGGCCAGTGGATGAATATGAGGGGCCGATAATGGCGCAAGCAATGAATTATTTCAAACCAATGGTAGCACCTACATCGACAGATAATCGCAAACAAGCCATTGCAAATATGTTGATGCAGCGCGGTACCAGCGGGCAAGCAAAACACCCATTTGATGTGCTCGCCAACATGCTGAACGCCTACACCGGCGCAAAGGTAATGAAGCAAGGCGAAACGGATATGAAAAACCGTCAGCAAGGCGCTCAGAACACCATGATGGAAGCGCTTGCCGAGTACAGAGGCGACACGCCAAACTACAGCCCTCAAGGCCCACAGCAAACCCAGCTCGGCACAGGACAGAATCAAAAGGCCATGCTCGCGCACATGATGACTAACCCAGACACGGCCGGTATGGCGTCGCAAATGCAAATACAACAAGCAATGACGCCGCCAAGCTATGGCACTGCGACTGTGGGCGTCGAAGGCAAACCAGATCAGCGTCAGCAGGTCTTTTTCCCGAACACTAATCCAGCAAAGTATCAGCCACTAGGACCAGGGTATCGAGCAAAAGCGCAAACCGAAATCAATATGGGGCCAGGCCAGCCATCGTCAGAGGCGGACAGCGAGCGAAAAGCGAACAAAGCCGTATCAGAACAAGTCGGAGCGCCACTAGCTATCCGTGCTCCATGGGCTAATATTGGCGACCCCAAAGAGCGAGACAAGGCCCGCGTGAAATATGGGTTTGAAGCTGATAAGCGCCTTGGTGCGATGGAATCCGAAGCAAAAACGTATGCGGACACGCTGGGCGATATTGATCGATTCCTATACCTGAATAAATCAAATTATACCGGCAAGGTTATGGACGTCCCCGGAGCCAAGGCTGTTCGATCGCTGGCTGATGCAGATTTTCAGGAAATGCAATCCATCACCGATAAAATGACACCGGGCATGAGACAGGGCCTTCCAGGTTCGGCGTCTGAGCGCGATACCGCTATGTTCAGAAGCGCGACACTTGGCACTAATAAAGACCCTGAAGCTAACGAGAACGTCGGATTAGGACTCAAGGTATCAAAGCAAAACGGATTAGATAAAATTGAATTCATGAAAGATTACAAGCTAGTCAATCAGCATCTTGAAGGTGCAGGCAGCAAGTGGAATCAATATATCGAAGCAAATCCAATATTTGACCCTAACGCTGAAACGGGCAGCTACACGCTGAACAATGACCGCATGACATATAAAAAATATTTCTTATTGCCAATGCCGGAGGATAAGCAGAGCCATAGTCAATTGCCAGTCGGTGCCCCATATCGTGATCGACAAACTGGGAAAATTGTCTACAAGGTGCAGCGCTAATGGAATTGAACGAATTTGGTGACCCAATTGACGCTAAGCCAGGTAGTGCGCCCGCTCAGACTCAGAAAAAACTTAATGAGTTTGGTGACCCGTTACCTACGCAAACACAGGCCGCGACAATACCTGCGACGCCAGAAACCACCACATGGGATAGAGCAAAGGACATGATTGGCGGCGTCATGAGTCCACCCGCAGAAGACTATGGAGAACTCCCCGCATCACCTACCAGCGCAGGGCCTACCGGTGATTTTCAGCTGGCAGACACGCCCGTCGGCATGTACAACATTGTTAAAAAATCGCACTGGGCGAAAGACAAAAAATTAAATCTTGATCAAGATCAACATGGCAATCCGATTGTTGTTGCAGACGGCGAGCCGTTCTACTTCAACAAGCCGGGACCAAGCCTGAACGATGTAGACCTTGGCGTGATTGGGTTAAGTAGAATACTTCCTGCAGCAGCAGGCGGCGGATACGCATCAGCCGGTAAAACCATGATCAATCAGGCCGCACGGTTCGGTCTAGTCGAAGGCATCAACGAATCGATGTACCAGGCCAAAAAAGCACTATCGGGCGCAGACGAAGGATACGACTACGGCACAGTGTTAACTGCCTCGGCCTTTGCAATGGGAGGCGAGCTGGCCGGACGTATGCTGACCCCGCTTGTGGGCCGCGCATGGAATAAATTATTCGGCAAAACAGACGATGTAGCCAAATATTTTGATGGCGAGCAATGGACAGACGACGGCATCGAGATGCTACGCAAAAATGATGTGGATCCAGATATGCTCGACGACATCATGCGAGGCGAGTTAGAAAAGACCGGCGTGCTTAGCAAAGAAGCAGCGGATCGTTATAACTTTATGACCAAACAAGGCATGAAGCCAACCAAGGCGCAGCTAACACAGAAACGAACCGACTTTGCAGACCAGCAACAAGTAGCCCGTTCTGACGTCGGCGAGAACCTTACACAGCGCCTAGACTCACAAAATCAACAGATGATAGCGAAAGCGGACGCCATAAAGGGCAAAACAGGCGGAATAACCAACCTAAGACAGTCCACGTCGGCCGATGTAAGCGATTATGTGACAAAGCGAGCACTGGCTGATGACGCAGCTGTGTCGCAATACTACAAAGCCGTACGTGATCGCCTTCCAGAGCAGAAAATAATCAAGACGCCAAATCTGTTTAGCTGGATAAAGCAAAACTCGTCAAAAAACGAAATGAGTCAGGGCGCAATTAAAAATATGTGGGGCGACCTGCAGGCTCGCGGCGTCATTAACAAACAAGGGAAAATGGTAGGGCGTGTGAGCGCAGATGTAGCAGAAGAAATCAGAAAGAATCTGAATCAAATCTATGCCGACGGCAACCCAACCGCCCGCATGCTGGCAACCCAGGCAAAAGACGCGCTCGATAAAGACGTTTTTGCTTATCTGGGTAAAGACGAATTTCTTGCGGCCCGAGCGGCTAAACGTAAATTTCACGCTCTATATACTGATTTCAAACAACACAAACTACAGAAGCGCGGAGCCAATATTCTGGAAAAACTCTATGATGGGAGCATTACACCAGACCGCGCCCTGGACCGGATAATGCTAGGCGGCGTGGATGACCTGAAGCGATTGAAGCAATTTATGGTTGAGATGGGCGACGATGACGGTCGCATGATCTGGAATAACATGCGAGCACAAATAGTGCAGGACGGCATTGATGCAGCCACCAAAGGCGGCAAAACTCAGCTCGGCGACCAGCTGTGGAATGAGAAAGCTTTTAAGAATGTAATCGACGGCTACACCCAAAAAGGCAAGCTGAATATATTGTTTGAGCCAGATGAAATCACCGAGATTTTAGACATAATGAAACTTGGCCGAATTCGAACACCGATCATCGACAGCGCAGGCAGCACAGCGCTCGGGTATGGCCCATCTGCACCGGCTATCGAGCGAGCATCAAATATGATTGCCGAAATACTCCAGCGAGCGCCATCACCAGGGGCAAGAGTTGGGGCTGAGGTCGTCAGAAAAGGCGGCACACAGGCCAAAAAGCAACTATCCGACGCATACATGCGGGAACTGGCTCAAGACGCAGTAAACCCAAGCAAACGAACGTTGGATGCAATAAAGAAAGCAGGAACGAAAACCAGAGATCAGGCTATCGGTCGTGTTGGTGGTCCAGTCGGGGGATTGAGCGCGATTGGTGCTGCTCAGGCTCTAGGCGATGACGAAAAAGGAAGTACACAATGATTGTGATAGCCAAAAACACAAAAACGCCAGCCTTGCCTATAAACAGCCAGGCAACGGCAAACAGTGAAAACCCGATGATTCTTGCTATGATCTCAACCATGAGCAATATCTTTACATACGAACGAGGAAAATGAAATGGGATGGGACGGATCAGGCGGCTTTGACCGCGAACACAACTGGGTTAATGACCGAGATGCAGCGATCGATATCACGGCCAGCCGGATGGATGCAGAATTTGACAACTACGCAACCGGACTTGAGGCCTGTTTAAACCGTAACGGCGAAAACTCACCATCGGCTAATATACCCATGGGTGGATTTAAATTCACAGGTGTAGCTGCCGCATCAGCTGCCGGCGAATTCCTGCGCTACCAGCAATTAATCAACACTCAAACAATTTTTGTCCCCGCCGCTGGTCTGCGCCCCACTGTTAGCAATGGCTCTGGATTTACAGGGGCAACAGAAACAACATCGGGACGCCCTGACATCGTCGGCGCCCCGTTCGATGACACCAGCCAGGAATACGCGCAATTTCAAATCGCTATGCCAAAACAGTGGAATGAGGGCACAATCACCGCGCAGTTTTTCTGGACAGGCTCAACCGCATCAGCCACAGGTGTTGTATGGGGCATTCAAGGCGTATCATGCGGCGATAGCGACACCATCGACGTGGCATACGGTACGGCTCAGGAAGTCACTGACACCCATAGCGGCACGGCAGAGGACATCATGGTAAGCGCGGCATCTAGCGCAATCACCATTGCAGGAGCGCCAGCCGTTGATGAAATGTGCTTTTTCAGAGTCTACAGGGACCCAACAAACGGAGCAGACACCTATGCAGACGACGCAATACTGATCGGCATAAAACTGTTTTACACTATCGACGCAGGCAATGACGCATGAGCGGGGCATCCTTTGGTTATGGCTTTATATTGACAGGTGGTACGGATTCAGACTTCGATGCCCACCTTGGTCGCATGACGGACAAATCAAACGCCACATTAAACGCTGAAATTTTAGACCTTATTGTCGGACTTAAAGAAGATGACATCTGGGACAAAATCGTAGACTTCTGTATCCTGCATGACAACTTGGCCGACAGCCTGCTCGGCATTAAGGGAAGCTCAGACTCGGCAGAATATGATCTATTTTCAGGCGGCGGGACTTTGACGCATTCGGTCGGCCCCGGAAACACGGCCGGTATTACAACAGGCGCAACAGACAATGAAAGTCTAGGTGGCACCGGCGTATGCATTAACACACAAATAACCCGTGGAAACGCTAACGATTGCGGCGTGTTTGAGGTTGATCATGCATACAGCTCTGGCGGATCAACTGAGAATGTTTTTTTAGCCGGCTTTGCGAACGGCTTTAGAGCAGTAAAGACGACCGCATTCAAAGGCTCCACAAATGTGGGCGGTCAAGTTAATGGCTCAGCAGCAGCCACTGTGGCCGGGCTAACAAATGGCTTTTCATTAACGAGCCAAAACCCGGCAGATGTGGATGATGCATTTTTCACCAGAAACGCATCGACTAGCACAGTAACGGGCGCCACAAATGCGGCATCAGGTGGAAATGAGGTGTATATTGGCGCAGACAACCACGGCGTCAATGATGCTCGATTTGGAACTAATGCCGGCGGACCGTATTCTGCAAGATTCAGCGCGTGGGGGGTCACTGAAAACCTTACGCTTGCCGAAGCACAGTTACTAAAAAGCCGATTAAAAACGTTTTTAAGTAACACCTACAGCATAACAGCCATACCATAAGGAAAATTAGCCATGAAAAAACTACTCGCAATTATATTTATACTTACAAGCTTTAACGCACACAGCGACATCATCCTGAAATACGGCATGGTCGCATCGGACGAGCCTGACGATACGAACTTTGGTGGCATCTGGTTAGAGCAGAGCGACTGCACATCCTGCCTGAGTATTTTCGGTATCGAGCTGCATAATGACAAAGACTTGGTAAGTAACCGAATTGCGGGTATCGATTTTACATACAAGGCACTACACAGGCCAGACGCAGGAACCATACGCCTAACCTTTGGATACGCGATGGCAGAAAAAGCGATTAATGATAGCGAGCAGTTTAATTTCCATCTGGGCGCGGCGCTGGTAGGGAATCACGCAATAGCTAAGAATGTACACTGGGGCCTGTACTGGGATCATTTCTCAAACGGCAGGCGCGTATTAGACAGAAGCCACATACCAAAAAACAACCCATTAGACCTGGTGTCAATGGGTATAACATTCGAGTTTTAGGAGTAAAAGATGAGTACAGTCAGCCCAACTGAGGTCCACTATCACAGTCTTGAAAAAGACCAGCCTCAGCGGGTATCAAATAACTCCCCTTTGCCCGTTGCATTTTCACCCAACACGGCAAACTTAGACGCATTCGCAAGGCTTCGCGTGTCAGAGCCTGAGACTCTATTCGATAGCAAGCAGATACACTCTAAGGCCCCGCTATTCTGGGACGAATTAATTACTGGAGCGGCGGCCGGGACATGGTCACAAAGCGGCGCATCCACGATCATGGACGTCGATGCATCAACTAATGAGTCAATTATTAGGCAGACATTCCAGCGCTTTAACTACCAGCCAGGCAAATCACAACTCGCCCTTATTACAGGCACGCTGCTAAAAACGGCGACAGGAGGGGCAGGACTGGAAAGAGGGGTCGGCTTAGGGGATGAAAGAAACGGATTTTTTCTTGTTGATAGCGATGGGGAAATTATTATACGACGCCGGACAGCAACCACAGGCTCTACTGTTGATATTGATGTGGCCCAGTCCGACTGGAACCTTGACAAGATGAACGGAAGCGGGGCATCGAAAATAACTATGGATTTCTCAAAGTCTATGATTTTTCTTATAGACATGGAGTGGTTAGGCGTCGGCCGTGTACGCATAGGCTTTGTAATCGACGGAACGCCATATTACGTGCATCAATTCATGTGGGCAAACAACGAGCAGGGCGTCTATATGAGCACGCCAAACCTGCCTGTTCGATATTGGATCGCTAACGATGGAAATTACGCCTCAGCAGCCGAAATCGAGCACATCTGCAGCTCAGTAATGTCTGAGGGAGGGACTCAGGAAAACGGGCCGCTAAGATCGGCCAGCACAGGTCCTGTGGCATCACTAGCCAATACAGCTTTGTATGCTATTGTAGGGTTTAAGCTAAAGGCAGGAAATTATGACGCATCTGTCATCTTAAAAAAAATAGCCATGATCGCATCAACCAGCAACGATCAAGCGCAATGGAGGCTGATGTGGAATCCAACGATAGCCGGCGTTTTTACCTACAGCGACGAAACCGACTCAGTGGTCCAGGTAGCTAAGGCAACGGATAATACAAACACTGTTACAAACGGCCACCAAGTCGATTCAGATTTTTTTTCAACAGCCACGCCAACCAGCAATGCAATAGATAATTCACTAAAACTTGGTGCCAACATTGCAAAGGACGACTTTGACGAGCTTGTCCTGTGTTGTGCGCCAATTACGTCAAATATAACTGTTCGCGGATCAATTACCTGGAGAGAAAACAGCTAATGGGAAACTTAAGCAGAAGTCTAAGCAGATGGGAAATAGAATGCCCGTGTGGGTGTAACGAGGACACGCACGACCATGTCCAGGTGCAGAACCTGCAGGACTGCGTCGATCACTTTCAAGACAAGTATCAAGATAAAAAAATAGCTATACACATCAACAGTGGAAATCGTTGCCCGGAATACAATTCGACAATAAAAGGTGCATCGAGAACAAGCCAGCACACCCACTACAAAGCTGATGATTTTTTCCTGTATGACAAAAACACAGGTGATTATAAAACTGGCGACCATATTGACGACGATGAAGTCGCTGATTATCTTGAATCAAAACATTCAGACAGCTGCGGAATCGGCAGATATAATGGCCGAACACATCTTGACTCAAGGTCTACAATGACAAGATGGGACCGGCGATAGTAATAATAAATAAGGAAAAAACATGGATCTATCGAACTTTTCAGACAAAGAGCTCATCGGAGGACTGTCCGCCGGCCTTGGTGGTTTATTAAGGATTTTATTAAACGTGGATCCAGAAGTACCAAAAACCAAACAGTTTGCATTGTTATTTTTTGCCGCTCTGCCTGTGGGCTGGTCCACATATCTCATAGCAATTCATTACAATTATGAAATTTTTGCATTTCCTGCCGGTTTTTTTGCTGGAATAATGGCACTATCAATTGTATCAATGGTGGCGAGAGATGGGGCTGGAGCATTGTTCGCTATTTTTATTAAAAAAGGAGGAAAGTAACATGCGGAAAAGAACCGTAAATATGCTGACCCTATACATGGCTGTTGGAGCTCTTCTAAACTCTCTCGCGCTCTGGCTTTTATTTGAGCTGGATATCTCTGGTGATGAAACAATACTGACCATCGTTGCCGTCAGCGCGTGTTACATTCTTATTGCCAGGGACATATCAATAAAGCACGAAATCATCTGCAGCGGGAAAAAGCATTACGATTACGAACAAAACGAGAGGCGAAAAGGAGCATGAATAAGTATCTGATACTCGGAGCTATTGCCGCATGCATCGGCGGTTATTTTTATGGCGTAGAGGTAACAGATACAAAATGGATAGCCAAAACACAAACTGCAATCAATGAGGCCGTGGCCGCTGCCAGAGCTCAAGAAAAAATCAAACAGGATGAAGTTAATGAAATCACTCAGACTCAGATCACTGAACTTGCCAGCATTCATGCTCATATGCAGCGCGACCTTATCAGCCTGCGGAACCGTCCAAGTCGCAGAAACAGCGCCAGAGATACCAAAACTGACTGCAAGGGTACCAGTGGGCGAGAACTTTCGGGACCAGATGCAGAGTTTCTTACAAGGGAAGCTGCCAGAGCAGACACAATCAGAAAAGCCTTAATCGCCTGCTATGACTATGCAGACGCGATCCAAAAAAACTAAGAAAATATTCTACCAATCATCCATGCGATGAGCTGAACAGCAAACCCGCCGGCGAAAAAAAGAAAAAAGAATATAATAACTAAAACAAGATCATTGCCTGGCTGATTTTTATCTCGCATCACTCCCCCTCGCTGCTAGCTGATGTAAAATGCTTTATCAAACACAGAAGCCGGAACTAATTCTCTATATTGGTTTTCCCTTAGATACTTAAGATACGCTACCTTGACTGCTTTACAATCTTTCTCCCGCTGC